TATGGCAATATTGGTACTATCGCCTGAACATTAGGTGTTCCGGCTCCGGACTGCCCAGCTCCATATGAAGCTGAAGTAGTGTTGCCGGCATACACAATGCCCCCCCGGTTGTTCTCAGAACCATTAAAAATAATTCTGACACAACCGGCTATGCAACGATAAACTTGACCCAAATTCGACGTGCCCCCTGTTTGCAAATATGTAAACATGGAACTTGCCGACGGGGTGTAAGCTGTCGTTGCAGTAGCAGCTCCGTTGGCATAATACTCATTGATGCTGGGGTTCCAATGAAACAACCCAGCAGTCTCTGAGGCACCAGTGGCCAACGAAATAACATTCCTGAACCGCATAATTGCTCCATTAGTGGAACCAGGGTATGCGGGTGGCGTCAACCTACCCATACAAGGGTCGGCCATAAGCCTGATGTGAGCAACGGCGGCCCCATCAATCGTAACGGGCGACCTGGTAGACGGTCTCCTCTGTTGTTGCTTTTGCTTCTTAGCACCGGTCTTCTTACCGGATTTGACCATGTTAAAACTGGAAGTTGATTGATGATACGATTTCACGTGTCATCAAATCACTGCCACACCCACTATACATTGCGAGACAACTCTCAATGCATTCCTGCTGGTAAGGGTGGATGTCGAAGGCCCTCCAGAAGGATACACGCGCTTGGGTTGTGATGTGCCTGGCCTTAGACTCAAGATTTCCTCGCAAATACTTCATCCCACTAGTCTCCATGTGTGATAAAGTACCCATACTCATCAAATACTGATAGTACGCTTGCACGACCGGAAGTCCCGAAGTCAAGGCCAGCCCGCACTCACCAACAGTATGCAACCAATCCTCAAACCTTTGATTACCGGGTTTGAGATTGATCCCATCCTTGTCAAAAGTGATGCGAGGATTGCGCACCATTCTCCAATCGCTGCCATCGAAGACGGGCTGCATCTGACAGAATACTATCTTTTCAAACACATCCACGTCTTCCTCAACTTTCATGGTGAAGCCATATCCAAGGAACCACTTCTCAACGGTTCCTCGGATCTTACTCACGTCGCCACGCTCAACAATGATAACACAATCATCACCATTGTTGACAAGTTCACCATCAACGTGTACATCGGACAAGAACTGCCACACCAAAGCACACATGATGAGAACATTGCCCATGGCAGTATTCATGTCACCAGACATGCGACACCCATTGACCTTATATTTCACAAAGCCATCAGGGGTGCGCGCATATCCGACATTTTCCAACTGCCATGTGAGGAGCTTGCTGAGGGTTCTGCTCCGGTAGCAGGCATTGTACACAGAATGTTCCCACTTAAGGGCGTCAGCTGACACATGCTGGTCAAACCTGCTAGCGTCTAAACCAATGGCAACAGGGTCATGGAAACGCCTCCACTTGCTGTGGAGTACAGCACCCTGCTTGTATGCATCCAACCCCTTCATAACAGTGGGCCCTCCAAAAACCTTGTCGATTGC